CCTTCAGGTCCAACTTCTTCAAAACCTTCTAAGTCTAAATTTACATGACACTCTAATAAAGTATATACCGGTTCGTTCTTACCTGTTTTCTTTGTGCCATCTAACTCACGTTCTTTTTTATTAAGTTCATTATTTGTGTCTGCACCTGGTGGGCCTAACTCTACATCTCTGTAGAAACCATTAACTTGTTGTTTTCGTAATTCGTTTTCAGAAATTTTTATCGTATGAATTACTGCCTCCGCATCGTCTAATGAGGTAGCCGTATACGGGACAATTAATTCATCCGCTGGCACGAACTTAGATACTGCTCGTCCCATAGGTACATCGTAATATACCTTTTTAAAAGTTGATCCTGCTAAAGGTAAATGAAATAACATTGAATCAAATTCTGATTCGTATTCTTTCATCTGATCCATAACTAAATAGTTCATGAAATCTTTAACACGATTCGCCTGCTGTTCTGTTGCAGGATTTTTAATACCGACAACCTGTGTTCTTACAGGTCCATCTGATGGTAATAATTCTTTATAGGCTTGTGCTTGAAACTGTGTAACTGCTTCTGCAAGAACTGGGTGAGTTGCACCACTTGCTCCTTGAAACGGTTCTGTTCTATTTTCGTATTTAAAACCTAAAAGATCTAAACCTGTAATGTATGCTTGTTCCCATTCTTTTCTTGAACCTTTGTAGTCCATATAATTTTGAACCATTTCGTTGCCGATAGGCTCTAAAACATCATCAGGTAAAAGTTCTGCTAAGTTATCAAAATGTGATTCTGTTCCTGGTACATTGATTGCACCTGGTTCGTAATCTAAAGTTACACCACCGTCTTCTTCTGGTATGACCTCGATTGGTCCTTTTTCTTGTACTGGTTCCTGAACGGCAACATCTTGTATTTCTTCTTCTGAAGGAATCTCAAGTTTGTTTCTAGTGTTCGGGAGTCCTTTATCTATATCTGCCATTTAATACTCCTATAAGTTTCTAACACGTTTCATTAGACCTTGCAACCCTTGTGAGTTTGGTCCTGATTCTGGTGGCGGGCCTGAATCCACACCAGCTAATTTAGCGATACCACCGCCTGCAAATTCACCTTGTGTGCCATACACTTGTTCTGGACTGTACATTCTTGCAGATTGAGATAATGGTTCTGCTTTCATTGCTTCTCGTTGTTCCATTAAACCTCTAGTAGATACATCATAACCAAGTGATCTTAAATACTGTGTACGATTTAATAAATCAGAAGTTTTTTCTGTAAAAAAATCTCTTGGCATTATGTCAGACATTTCTTGCATTCTTCGTCTTCTAAGATCTTTGTCTCTACCGCTTTCAAATGCTCCAAAATCATCTGTTCTATATTTAGCCATGTTAGCACCTGTTTGTCCTTGTAAATATTCTTGTGCAAGTCTTGATGCATCTTTAAACGAATCACTAGATATTATATCTGCAGATTGATCAGCTCTTGCACCTTGTTCTCTTGCATCTGCTGCTGCCGGTAAATATTGTTCCATTCTTCCTCTAGCTTTTCCAAGATCTCTATCTTCTACTGCTTCATTAAAAGCAGATAGTTGATCTTGTGCTTCAAACCCTGATTTTAAAGCACTAAAACCTGGTGCATTTATTGTTTTGATATTACCATCTGCATCTTCAACTTCTCTAGTTAACATATCCTCTCTTGCCATTTTTAATGGATCTAGTTCACCTCTGTATTTTCTAGGATCAAGATAGGATAAATAACTTTCTGCATAAGCAATATCAGCAGGCTTACCACCTAAAACTTTATTACCGATGATTGCTCCTTCAATCATTGCTTCACCAAGAATGGCTCCTGGACCTAACAAATTTTTTAATAACCCAGCTCTCGTTGCAACTTTACCAACTTGCACTAACTCTTGTGCAGCTTTTTTATTTCCTTTTTGTGCTTCTATCTTTTGTTCTTTTAAACCATCTCTAATACATTCGTCACTGAAAGCAAAACCAATACGTCCACCGTCTGCAGCAGCAACTTTACATTGTTTTAATTTACTATAACCTTGAATTTTTTTTAAAATTGAACTTTCTTGATTTGTTAAAAAATCAACTGTTTTTTTAAATTCATCCATTCCTATTTCTTTCATTTTAGGAAAGGTAAGACCTTTTTGTTTTGCAAGATTAAGTTGTCTACTGATTATGGCTTCTCTTAAATCATCTCCTGTTTTTCCAGATATTGTAGAACGAACAGTTTTTATTAATCTATTGGCCTCGGCAGGTTTTATATTACCTGCTTTTAAAGATGCATTTATTGAATTTTCTAATTGATTTATATCTCTTGTTGCATAAGTTAAATTTGAAAACGGTTCTGTTGCCACTCCTTTTTTTCCATGTAATATTTCTAAAGTAGGAAATCTAGGACTCCACTTGTAGTTATCAACTTGAATTTTTTTTACTAAATCTTTAACTGATATTTTAGATCCTTTTTTAAAAGGATTATCTACTTTGGTTACAGATAAATTATTTATTGCTATTTGATTGTTATAAACTTCAGGAAAAAATTTTTTCATATAATCAGTATTTAAATCTGATTTTTTATGCATCTTTCCATTGTAAGAAAAAGAAACATTTTTATATGGTAGTTTAATACCTTTTTCCCAAGTTATAGGTTTACCATTTTTATTAAAAAATTGCACTGGTCCATCTTTAGAACCTTTATTTGTATTCCAACTTCTCAAAGCAAATTCCATAATCTTATTAGATGGAAGTGCTGTACGTAGTTTTTCTCCACCTAATCCAATATAAGTAGGATTACCTTTTGATATTTCCAATGCTTTTGATAATTGATCAGACAAAGAAAAATCATGTAAATAATTAAATGACTTTCTAGAATAATTAATTTTTAATAAATCTAATCCTTGATCTTTTATTGAAGTATACGTTGGAGATTGTTCTAAAATTCTTAAATTGCCTGGTTTGTTTATTGGGACACCTGTTCTTTCTGATATTACATTATGCCAAAAACCATTAAGAGGTTTATCACTAATTAACATATCTCGTAAAACTTTATCTATTTTATCAGCTCTTGATTCTAATAATTCTAATGAAGGGAAACTTGTTATGTTTATACTTTTTGCATTTTTAAGTTTAAATTTTTTCTTTACTTTTTCCCCAATCTCACTAATTGAAACATGTTTATCTTTAGCGTTTGCATCAGAAACTAATTGATTTATAAATTTTGTTTTTTCTTCTTGTTTAACTACAGCTTTTGAAATTTCAGGTTTTTTATCAGAATAAAAAGTTCCAAATTGATTTGATACAGGATATTTAAATTTTTTGGTTTTTACTGAACTTGTTGCATACCCAGGTCTAGATCCATCAGCACTTGGTTGCACTAACATACCACCTCCGGCCATTGGATTACGTTTGTTAAACGCGTTAAATAATTCTATCTCTTTGATCTCTGGTTTTGGATCTGGTCTTGCAACATCTGATGCAAACTTAACTTGCTTTTTAATACCTGATCGAGTCAGGTAATTCATCATTTCTTTGTATTCTTTTGGAGTCATTATTCTCCCAACATTCTAGCAATACCACCTGATGCCATATTTGGATCTATGTCTTCAAATTGTATAAACTCACCTTGTCTTTTAATAACTTCGTCCATTTCACTTTCTCCACCTTCTGAAATATCTTTAGCCTTATCTCTTCTTTTTTTATTTTGTATAAATTCTTTCATAGTAGGTTTTTTGCCTGTTGCATATTCTTTTAATTTAGAAACATCAGATGATAAGTCCCTAATATTTGTGCCACTAATTTCATCTAATTCTATTTCATAATCATCAGGACCTCTAGATCTTCCAACGGGGCCTGACTCTGCTACATCAAACTCTGCTGCTGGCTTTGGTGCTCCTTCATCAGGTAATGGTTTTTTATACTGCATTTGTACTGGATCTCCATAAACGTTTGCATCACTTTCGTATTCCACTCTTATAGCACCATCATCCACGTCCTCTGTAACTCGGACCACGGAACCATCATCAAGTGTTTTCTGGTGAATAGATTGTCTCTCAGCTGTTGCAAATTTTTTTGTAACGTCATCCCCTTCGATAATAACTTTGTTGACCAATGCATCAAACCATTCTGGTTTACCAGAAACGTTATCTGTTTTAATGATTGGAACTTTTTTAACACCTGTAGCTAGTTTTAATGGTTTTAAAATTTTACCAACGATAGGTATAGACATTGCACCACCTAAGATTTTTAAGAAAGTTCTTCTGGTCATACCATCTTTAAAACCAATACGTCCACCATCAGCATTTAAATCTCTTGACTTCTTACCCCCTGTTTCCATATTCTTTAATATATTCTCTAACTGTAAGAGTCCTTCTTTTGTAAGTTCTGGTGTTTTTTCCATCTTTGTCATATCCATTGCAAAGGTAGCCATTCGGTCAGCAGCTTTTTCAGCATCTGCCTCTGACATATTAAAGTCTTTCATAAATCTCTCTTTGACTTCGTTTTTGTACCCTACAATTTTATCGTCCGCAGCTTTAAATCTTTTACCTCTTTCCAACATATCTTTAACAGTATCAACTCTATCTTTAGCCATTTGAGTTTGATAATCTTTAATTCTATCGGTTGCCATGATACCTTCTTTAGGAATTATTTTACCTTTTGCATCTTCCAACATTTTGTTAAATGCTTTCGGATTACTTATTCTTAAAATGTCTGAAGGATTTTTAACTACGTCACTTTTCTTACCCATAAAATTTAACAATTGTCTTAATGTTGCAGCACCTTTTGGAAATTGACTACCCATAAAAAATCCTGCACGTCCACCGTCTGCTCTTTTTTCTTTAGGATAAGTTGGCATTTTAACAGGAGGAACACCTTTTGAATTTGGATCTGGTTTTATTTCAAAACCTTTATCAATTGGAATTTCATATTCAACACCATCTATAATAATAGTTCTTTTTTTAGGTTTTATAGAAAAACCTCTATCACCTAAAGATAATGCTTCTAATCCATTTTTTAAACCAATACGTCCACCTGTTGCGAAAGTTTTTTTAATCCCAATTTTAAACTGAGGTCTACCTGTTTCAAGATTATACATTAAAGTTCCACCAATACCTTCACCGTCTTTATTAAAACCAAATCCAATGTCTCTGCTTTTAGCACCACCTTCATCCATATCTATTTCTTGACCATCTCTTTCAATTCTTGTTCGACCTTTACCGTATTTATATTTTGCAAGAAGATCTATTTTTTGAAAGATAGGTATATCCGCTTTTATAATAGCGTTGATTGATTCACTATCAGCAGTGATACCTTCTGGTGCACCTTGTATCTGTTGTTTACCAGACTTGGATCCTGAAGCTTGGACATCAACAAACTCTTTAACTTTTGCTGCTAAATTTTCTCTATCTAAACGTTTAATTTGTCTTGACGTAAGTTGATCTGGTGTACCATCCGAAAACCCTGCACGTCCACCTTGTGCAAAATCTCCTGAATCATCATCAATAGGATTTTTATTTAAAAACTCTTCCAGGCCTCCAGCTTCTTCTACATCTTTATTAAATTTTTTTTCAAGATCTTGTTGTTGTTTAAATCTTTGTTTTGATAAACCTTGATAGGCTTCATCGTAAAGTTGCATTTGATCTATTTCATCTAAATCATAAAATTCTTTACCAAATCTTTTTTCTGCTAAACTATCTGCAACAAGTTGTGCATCGTATTTTCTATCTCCTGCAAATCCTGGTGAAGCATTGTCGATTGCTTCTTCTATTTCTTTAAGATCTTGATCTTTTTCAAATTTTGCTATACTTTTTTCTCTTAATCTTTCAGCAGACTCTTTGTTTTTTTTACCCATTCTAGCAGCTATTTCTGCTTCTGTTTCAGATTGCTGGCCTCCCATAATCTTAGATCGTGGATTTATTTCTTTACCTTTCATGTCCATGATCTTTGCAGATTTTGTAGATCCAATTCCTCCTTGAACTTTTGGTCTGTTTTCTATTGCATTAACAGCATTCTCTACCTGATTAGCATTTTTTAATGCTTCTGGATCAATACCGTTCTGCATCAAACGTTGCGCTGTGATTTGTGTGTTAAGTTCTATTATCTCTTTTTTAGGTAAAGTCTGAACAACACCAGTGTTGTTCTTCATCATCGTTTTAATTACCCATTGTCTAATCGCTGTTAACATTATCTATACTTCTTGTTAATTCTTGCATCTATCTCAATAGCACTAGCTCCAGGTTTTTGTGCACCTGTTCTCATGTCTCTACGCATTTTAAGAGGACCTTCAACTTTATCGGGTCCTTTTCTTTTATCTTTTTTTAATGCTTTGTTTAAAAGATCTGTTGCTCTTGGACCTGGGAAAGTTGGTTTTGTAACACCAGCTTTTTTCATCTTAGATTTCATGATGATGCCCATACCTTTTGTAATTATACCCATATCAATAATACTTCCTTTTACGTTGATCGACTTTTTCGTCGATATAATCTTCAGGGTGTCCGATCAGACCGCCCTGTCTGAATCGCATGATGGCTTGTGTGGTTGAGTCCACAAGATCGTCATGATCACCATAAGGAAACGCAGCACATTCTTCGATAACGTCGTCTGCGAATTTCTGCTCAGGCGCCCATATCATACCAGATTCAAACAAAGGTGCAACAGCATTTACACGTGCATGCTTATCATTTCCTTTGTTAGGACTAAAGTTAACAACGGGTATATCCATCTGTCTAAGCTCGTAAGTTAATGGTAAACCCGATGCTTTTGCCTCGATTATAACTGTTTCAGGCATCCAATACTTATATTGATCTAATGCAAGACGTCTTAGTTCTGGAAACTCGTATCGTCCTTTGATTGCATCTAACAATATTAA